TCAGCTTACCGCCAACCACAGCAAGGGTTGACGTATCATAAAGTAATCCAATCAGCGAGCTTGATATCTTTGAAAGCGGAGCCTGGGCTGATAAACCAGCCAATACATCAGAACTAACAGCCGATGCAATCCAGGCGGCAATTTCTTTCGATGCCGAAATATTACCATCGACATATAAATCAACACTAATCTCAAACCTGTTAAGCGTTGAATTATAGGTGAATTTATATTTGTTTGCAATGTAGGTAGCTAATTGTGCCGTGCTGACATAACCGCTCGATACAGCTCCTGACTTTTCAACTTCAAATCTGTGGCCATCTTCAATTGTTGTAACCGCAGGTAAATCGTTTATCCTTTTGCTATCACCGGTCTGATCGCTGTAACGACGGAGCGAAGAGTTTTTAAGTGTTGCAATAGCGCTATCGGTTGCACTCAGGGTTTTTACCGAGTTTGATCCCGATTTTGAGATACTTGCAATATCAGCCTCTATGGTATCTATTCTTCCCGCTACTGTATCCCCAAACTCCAGTTTATAAATATATGGGTTATTAAGGTTTTGGTTGATCCCGATCACCCTTTTTTGCTTATCAATACCCAGTGGTACCGAAACAATCCGGACGATCTGACCAAGTGAAATTGAAATTGAATTTCTCTTGAAAAACAGTGGATCGCAATCGCCCTGGTAATTATCAATAGCCGTTGAACAGGTTGTAAGATAATTTTGCGCTTGTGCCAATAGCTCCGCCTCTGCCCTGGTAACATAAGCCGAGGGCATATAAATATCAATCAAAACGTATTTGTCGCCAGTCGCAGCGTGAAAGTTTGTGGATGGCAAATCAATGTTATTCTCGTAGGTTGCTGCATTGATCGTAAATGTTCTGGTTGCGTGTACATAGCTGGCAATTTCAAACTGATAGCCTGACAACTCTCCGGTAATAAAAACCACTTTCGCAGTTGTAGCAGTCAGATACTGGTTTACATCAAAATCTAGGTTTAGATCGGTAAACTGGAATAGTCCGGTTATGGCGGTTACCTTTCCAGGATCAGTGCCGGTACCGGCTGATAATCGAGGATAAATATTTTCAAATACGCGGCTCCCCTCAATGATACCATAGAGGTTAACATTATTCTGAAGGGGAAGTCCGGCAGGGAGCATGAGCCGGCTCGAGCCATTGCGATACCCCAACGGCAGGTTGCGTGTGCCGCCAAAAACGTATAACGAGGTGATCAGGCTGCTGTCATCGTTCTTTAGCTTGGTTAGCGATTTCATGCCACTGTCCTTACCATAACCCAGCTCCAGAATAGTTCCCGTAAATGGTTTTTGCTGTAGGTTGATAACCTTAGTCCCAGAGATGTAATATTCCGTATTAAACTCCTTTGCAAGATTCTGAAGCACAGTCAAACAATTTTCTGCCGAAAACGTAAGGCTCCGGAACTCTGAGTCCAAAACCGTTCCCACACTCCACCCCGTTTGTATCCGATTCATATTATCAACCACAAGTTGAACGAACGTGCGGGCGTTACCCATCAGGCTAAAATCACCTTGTGCCGGTAAAGGGGTATTGTCAAATAAGCGGTACTCAACTCTCTTTAATTCATAGTCGGCTGCCTGAAATTCGCAGGTATAATCAAACTCTCGTGTCGATACCTCTTTGACTGTTGGTTGCGAATTGAGGGTATAGGTCGACCCGTTATAAACAATCGAATCGCCAATAAGCATGGATATAGCCGCCGAATACTTAAAATTCAGCTTAACAACATTGTCAGCCATTAGCTTGCAGCTGTATACGCTGTCATCGCTTGGGTGTACCGTTGCCAATAAACTATTTCCGCGCAGTATATCCACTATAAAATTTCTAATGTATTTTGTAAATCAGTAATTCGTTTCTCCAGGCGCTTAAAATATTCTTCAATTATTTCCGATAGGGGATAGACAGATTTATCAATAATTGAATCTTTATCAAACGAACTTGAATTCGTGGTACCAAATCCAATGAGCGTATTTTTATTGAGCCGATCGTTTGTGATAAACCAGGTTAATTTTTCCTTTATCCTCCTTAACTGCTCAATTGAAGCAATAATCCTGTTCGCCTGCTCTAATGTTTTTATATCCATTTATCAGTATTTAACTCTAATTTAAAATGCGGGATTTGCGATCCCAAACCGGATGGTGAACCGCGCGGCCACCTTACTCACATTTTTAATAACCGTCAACTGCTCGTAGCTGGTCACCTCCTGATAATAGATCATGACCGTTTTATTTAACTCGGCTACGTAGAGCGATCTTTCGCCAGCAGTCTTCAGTAATGCAAAAAATGCATTATACCTGGTCCACCATTCTGTTTCGTTAGATGCAGATAGTATAAAACTCAAGTCTGCATCTTTCGCCTCAAATTTTGGAACGGTAAGATCTATCTCCAGTCCGTTTTCCTCAGGCCAGTTATTGCTGAGTGATGCCTTACGTTTGGCCGGTCGCATCAGACTGTCGTAGCTTCCCTTGAGCAGGAACGCACCGTAGGTTGTCCAGATATCGATCGTATCAATTGTTACATCTCCTGTCATGCTATTTCACTTTTAAACCGTCTAATTCAATCCTCGATAAACGGCTGTCGATATTATTCAGGGTCTTATTCATGGCTTCTGTATTGTCGGCTGTGCGAAGCTGGTACTCGAGGCTCTTCTGGAGCATGGTCATGCTCGTAGCACCGCTCTCGATGAGCCGCGCCATATTAATCCGGATCGCCGATATATTCCCGGATAATGCAGACCCGGTTTCTTCAGTCATGCGGGAGATATCGCCCGACAGGCTGGAGGTACCTGAAGAACTGGTTGGACTTATTCCAGCAGCCGCGAAAGCAGCATCACGTTGCGAAATTCCCGTCGCCGCAATGTTGGAATACTCCTTTTGTAAATCAGCTTTTTCCGTATCTGATAAGATTCCATCCGCCATCTTTGTGGTGAAATCCACATACCATTGTTTAATTAGCGGTGTCAATTCACCATTTATCAGTGCGTTGACAATCGCATCACGCATATATTTCTCAAAATTGTTCGAGATATCCGCAAAGGTTGTATCGGTACTTAAAAGCAAATCTTTAAGCGATGACTTTGCATCGTCAAAAGTTAAATCGGTTAATGCTTTTCCTAACGCTTTCGCCGTATCATCAATTGCGTTGCTGCTGTCGATGATAGTCTGAAGATACTGCCTTGTTTTGTCATCTATTGCAGCCCATGCTGCCGGTACTTCCTCTTTTATTTGCTCCAATTGAGCAGGAGACATTGTAAATAACTGACCTATTCCACCATTCCAATCAGCGAAATTGACGCCAATATTAGCTAATTGATTTTTGTACTCATCAAGAGCCACCTGCAGTATATGCCCATAGGTATGAGCGTGAGCAGCGTTCGAACTGAGATATTCAAGACCTAATTTTCTTGTCGCTTCAATTTGTTTATTAATAAGTTCTATCGCTTTTTCCGACTCAGATATGGCCATACTTCCCGAAAATTCAGCCATTAAATCTTTATGCTTTGATATCACATCATTCATTGTCGACATCAAATTGTTATAGTAGTCAATCGCTTTTTGTGATATCTCATTACTTCCATCTCCTACTATTGTCATTACCGTAGTTACCGCGCTCATTGCTGCGCCAACGTAATCGCCCGATGATAGTTTACCCAGGCCGTCTAATACTCCATTAATTTCCGCACCTTGCTTTTGTGATAATATTCCCTGGTCAACCATTACTCCCGTAAGCTGACCCGCCGCGTTTAAAATATCTTGCCTTAACTTTTTCTGTTTTTCTAAGGTCTTGTTATGTTCCTCCTCGATTTTATCTTTGTTGGCTCCTACAATTTTTTGAAGTTTGGCCGTTTCGAGGTGTGTATCGTTACGTTTTAGTTTATCCAAGTCAATACCTCCCGCCTTGGCCATCTCTCTAATTGCCCCCTCCCATGTTGCCGCCCCTCTTGTTTCAAGAGGCTTATTCTCGGCCATTGCTTTTGCAGCGCTATTCTTCCATTCAATCAGCTTCTTTTCCTGCTCTAATAATACCAGCCTCGCCGCTATGGCGTCGCGCTCAGCATCATTGGCATGTTTTAAAAGTTCCTCGGTGGCCTTAATCCGGTTATCTAATTCAGCCTCTGTTTTGATCTTTTTTGCGGCTGCCTCATCCTCTGTTTTTTGCTGCTCTTTTAAACTATTTAGGGTGGTTATAATTCTTCTAACTCCTGTAAGGCCAGAAGCATCTGCCACTCCCAATTTCTTATAGGAGTCGACCACATCGAGTATCATTTTTTCTGTTAACCCACCATAACCCCTCAATGCCTGTGCGTATAATTCAACCTCGGAAGGTGCAGATTTTAATTTTTCGCCTAAATTATTTGCCGCTTTGGTTAAGTCAAAAGAGGTATCACCACCCTCCGTGCCTACCTTTGCAGACGTGTAACCCTGCTTTTTGGCATCATCTTCATACTTTTTCTTTAGCGCCAGATCTGCATTATATTGCTCTGCTTTTGCCCTGGTTGTTTTATCAGCCATTGAAAGCACATCGATTAATGTTTTTTCATCAAGATTAGCTCTATCCGTTGCAATCAAAACAGCCGCATCGTACTCCTTCTTTGCCACCCCAATCCTGCCTGCAGATAAAGTTTCCTCGTTGGCAATTCTTTGATTTCCGGCGGCGATTCTTTCTGCAGGTGTTTTGGTTCGGTCTCTCAGGTCTATCTCCAGCTGAGCATTCTCCTTTAGCATCTTGGCCTCTGCCATTGACTGTGCCCAGCCCGCCTCTTTTGCATCATGCATTACGTTCGCATATTCATAGCCGGCATCAATAGCCTTTTGCATATTGGTAAAGAAGTTTGTAAAATCCCCTGTGGCTAAAGTTTTCCAAAAATAGGAAAGCCCGTTTTCGGCTGCTGAAACTGCAAGTTCAAACTGCTTAGAGGTATTTTCTGTTGATGCAATTATAGTCTTAGCCAACTCCATCGCACCGGCAACAGAGGCCAGCCCCAACGCCCACTTCCCCAGGCTTGCAATTAAGCCACCCTGTGAAGCTACCTCCGCTCCATTGGCCTCTACCTGCTTTCCCTGCATTGCGACCAATCGGCCATTTTCTTCAACCATGGCCGTTTTTGCGGCGCTTAGGTTTGACTTAATCTCCTTTATGGCCTCAGGTGTCTTCGCGTTGTTAAGCTGATCCTGATAATTTTTGATATCACCTGTAATTTCGCGCATCAGCTGCCGCTGAATCTCAATCTGCCGTTTAACATTGTCCGTGTTTTTTTCAAACCCCTTATCCAGGTTCTTTACCGCCTCTACAGCATCATTGATCCCCTTCTTGATATTCTCACGAAGCAGTATCTCAATATTTACAGGGTCAACTTTCGACATATTTATCGGCTCTTATGTATTCGAGGAATTCCTCCTCGGTGGTTTTGCGTTTTGTTTTTACGTACCGTGGCTGGTCGGCTAACATCAGTTGAATGGTTTGCCAGTTCACCTGCCACATAATTTTTGTCATGCTCCAGCCATTTGTTGCCTGGATAATCTGAAGCAATATTCCAAAGGGGCTATGACTGCCTACATACCGGCCAGCTAACTCCCCTTTCCCTGCGGACTCATCCTCCTCGTTACGTCCATCGTCGCGAGTAATCTGATAGTACTGGTAAAATCCTCCACCCGGCTTAAGGTTACCAGCTTAAAAGCCGCCTCTACCAACAACACCGGGTGAACCTTCCAGAGAAGCAACCGACCCAACAGTGGCGCGAATAATCCCGAAACGGGTCCGCGCAGCGCTCCATAAGCTACGATCGTTGCGACCGTTTTACCATGAATCTTTATCAGTTTCAGATCGTCCTCCAACAGGTTATTCCTTAGCTCCTCCGCTGTTAGGCCCATCGAGAGCCATTCGCGGCTGATCCGCACCATCGTACCCCAGTAGGGGCGTCGGATGGTCAACCTGATCTGCTTTTTCCCAAACCACCTAAACAACCTGGGCGCGGTCATCGGAATGCTCACGCCCAGGTCTAAGAGGATATTGGCCGCTTCGCGCTGAGCCTCCAATTCGTTACCCATTACACGTTACGGGCAATGGTGTAAGGCATATCCGTTACAAGATCGGGGAGCTCAATAAGGAGCGTTACCGCAATTTGCGAAACCGCTGTCCTGGAAATGTCCCAGTTGAAGTTTGCCGATAATGCCGCCTTGGGGATCGTCAGCTTTAACCCACTTTCGGTGATTAGTTCTGCCGAACCATGCACATCAGCAACTACACGCGGGGCTGCATAGCTCTTATTAGGCGCTGTACCCGTTGCAGCGCCACCAAACAGGATTACCAGAATGTCAGGGTCGATTTCCATCAGGGTGAACTCAATTTTTTGCAGACCCGAGTTTTCATTAAACGTAATTGCCGGAAAATCGGGGTTTTGAGCAGCATAGAACTCACTCCGTTTAGGAGCTTCACCCGTAAACTTACAGGTACCGATTAAAATTTTTCCAAGGCTGGCGAGGGTTGAACCACCTACCGCCTTAAATTTGAACGATGTTAAACCGTATTCAATAGACATAACTATAATTTTTTAGATGACTTACTAACGATTACCGGGTCAATCCCGCTTGATTGGTCATCAAGCCGTTGTGATTGTCCCTCCAAATTCCTGATGCGGGCGTGCAAATCAGCATCCACCTGGTTAAAGTGCAACTCGCCATCAGGCGACATAAAGCACTCTTTTACGCTGGGGTATTTTTCGAAAAATTCAGATGGTGTCATTACAAAATAATTTTAGATTTTAGGATTACCCAGGCGACGACTACGATCAGTATTAACCCGAAAATCCTGAAAAGATAGATCTCGGTTTTTTGCCACCAATTCAGCTCGTTTACTTTAACCTCTACAGGCACCTTTATGGCCACCTCGCGGTAAATGATCGAGTCTTTTACCTGGGCATAACTTATTCCAGGGGCGGTAAGGAAATTGTACCTGAGCATACCCGATGTATATGAAAAATGACTCTCAATGCTTTTACCCTTCCGCTCATCGATTGTTTTCATGATTACCCTGTTTAGGCTGTCGCAGGTAAAAAGTGCAGCAATACTGGCCGAGTCTGCCGGAGCCATCACCGGTACCAACCGCTCAACAATCCGCTCTTTGTATTGTATCGGGACCTCGGTAGTAATCGGTTGTCCTGTCCTGCACGAATTAGCCAAAAACAGGCACATCATTATGATCGTAATTCTCATGGTATCTATCCTTATTAACCAATATTTAAGACTAACCCTTCGGGGGACCATTGCCCCCCTGAAGCGGTTAATCCAGTTCAACTATGCGGAAGCAGCCTGAACAATTGCCAGTAATCCTTCAACACCACTTCTCATTGGGCGGCCACCGGCGCGCACCAGGAAGGAATAGATGTCCGCATAGTATAGAGGGTCTTTAACGCTTTCGAACATTTCGGTTTGACCCAATGCCCGGCAAACGCTGTTTTCGTGAAATGCCAGGGCTGCGGCATTATCGGTTGCAGCTCCTGCCGCCGTCCAAAGTTTTGGGGCTGTGGCAGTGGTATACAACCCGGCCTTTGAGCGCATCATCACGTTAAAGGTGAAAAGCTTACCTAATATGCCGTTGGCCGTATCGACCAACGAATGAAATGCCATCGCCTCCTGCGTTGTCAGGCTGGCCAACAACTGTCCGTACATTATAGCATCAACAAGCAAATAACGTCCATCCTGTGGTACATCAGCCGCATTAAATTTATTCATCGCAGCTAAAATATCGTCCTTAATCAATGGCTTTCGGTTACCCGTTGCACTTGGAGTATGTGATAATACACCTGTGGCTCCTGTGGTGCTAATGGTATAAGCAGAGGCTGGGGACCAGTTAAATATCATATCGTTCGATACTTTATCAATCAGCGTTGACTTATCTATTTTAAGGATGCTCTCACGTTTGTTGTACGAAAGCTCAACCTGATCGGCGTACGAAATCTTGATGGGATCGGTTGTAAATTCATCGAGGTTAAATGTCAAATCCGTATCGGTCCGTGCACTCACGGTGGCAGGGTAAGAAGATCTATTTTTCGTAACACTCGATCCCGCCCCTGCATTGGGTATGTGCACAGTGTGACCGGCATTTACAAACTCATCGGCATTAAACGCCTTACTTAAAAAACTGTTGGAGGCAAATAGCCCTTCAACGATGGAATTTAACCATATTTCTTTTTGTATGGCCATCCCAAATACACCTGCCGGTGTAAGTGGCATCAGGCTAAGAACAGTTCCTACGCCCATAACGGCAAAAGGATTAAAACCGGTGCCAACCGAAATAGCTGAGGCTACAACCGAGTTAAAAACAAGCGCAAAAAGCGCAATCAAAATTTTTGGTCTCATAACAGAGTATTGAATTAAAGGTTAATAATTACACTTTTGCCTCACAGCCAAAACGTGCCTTGAACTTCTCTTTGTAGAGGTCGATGTACTTATCCTTCAGTAACACCAGTTTCCCCTCTTTATCGATGGTATTCCAGTCCTTTTTCTGAAGGTCGGCAAGCTCTGTGGGGTTTCCCTCTCCACCGGCTTCGATTTGCCTGGTCACACTGGTACGTGCGGGGATCGCCTCTAAAATTCCTTTGGCAGCCTCAAAATCCTTATCGAAAAGGTTAATGGTATTCTCCCTTGCGGAGGCGTTAAGGCGGCCATCCTTAATGGCAGCGTCAACCAGTACGACAGCCTCGGCCTTTTGTTTGGCTTTTGCTGAAGTGTTCAGTTCATCAATGCGGCTTGTCAGGGTCACATTTTCGGTTTTCAGGCGGTCGCGATCTGAGATAAGCGTCCGCAGTGCGGCAGTTTGCTCCTCCTGAGAAGCATTGTCCGCGAGTTGAAGGATTTTTTTAAATGGCATATTTTGAAAATTATTTGTATCAACCAGCTTAATAACCGCGCTGGTGTCGGTCAAATCAATGGTATTGCCCTGTGCGTCGTAAAACGCCAGTGCATTATGGTTGCCACCAATGGTGACAATAGAGGCCTCTCGAACGATCCATTTGGTTACGGTCGGTAAGGTTTGGCCGGGGAGCTTTAAAAACTGATCATCCGATACTTCCGAGGGTGGCCATGCGCCAATCGAAGCCATGCGCACGAAATCGCGCTCAACTTTACCGGCAACGTCTATCCCCCTTTCATCTTTCATATCAAATACCGGAT